ATCACCGACATCAAACCCTCCACCATATGACCCATAACCGGGGTTATCCGGTGAATTATATTTCATTAAGTAATTGCCGTCAATATCAAACACAGATATAAAGTTTGTAGATGTGACAAATACTAAGTTTTCTTGAATGCCTACATTAGTTCCCGCTCTTGAAGTATTTTCAATATCTACTAGTTCAGAAATCAGGTTCCCGTCTAAATCATACAAGAACGCTCTTCCGCTAAATGTAGATGTGCCGTCACTAATTGACGCACCAACAACTATTCTACTATCTGACACCGCAACTGCACTTCCAAAGTCCCTGGAGGTCTCACTAGTAATTGGAGTTCCGATAGAAGTTATTAAGCTTAGATTAGAATCATATATATAAACTCTTTGGTAATTTTCACCCGACGCTCCAACAACTATTCTAGTTGGTCCGATACTACAACTTTTACCAAATGCGTCAGTGGATCTTGTTGAACCTGAATTTACCATGCGAGTAGTGATTATATTGCCACTTAGTGAATACACATATAATTGTCCGTGATTGCTTAATCCAGCGTTATTGACTCCGCTTTTAGTATAACCTAATAGAATTTTTTCATAGCCTATTTTAATACTTGCAAGCGACCGGAACTGGTTGCTATTCGGATTTAATTCTGCAATAAACACCCCATTTAGATCGTATATATAAACTTGAGGACGTGCTCCACTACTAATTACAATAATTCCTTCGCCAACTGCAACTAGTCTGCCGAAGTTCCAAGCATAATTAGCATCGCTTCGTATTATTTTTATTATAAGATTGCCCTGCAGGTCATAAACATAAGCGCTGCCGGCTGCGTTAACAGGTGTATCATCTAGGTTTGCCCCAATTACAATCCGATTATCACTTGTGCTTATTGATATACTAAATCTGCCAAAATTATCATTTACTGCGTTGTCGGCCGGATGAATTCTAATTTGCGGAAACTGAGGATATCCTCCGACTACAATACTAATAGCCTTGGCCAATCCGTTTATTCTAAATCCGCCCAAAGGCATAGCTACTCCTTATTGAAAGTCGGTGCTGATATTAGTCCAGTAGATAGTTCCGTCATACAACACGGAAACCACACTGAAATTGGTTAGGTCAACTGCGCCTCCAGCAAATTTATAACCTGTTGCCCCTGTTGCTGTGCCAGTGCCTGTGACCAGCAGTGTAACGCTTTGTCCTGCTGTAGCTGAGGTGAATGCGGGCAAGGCCAGCCCGCTGCTAATGGTCACGCTTTGCACGTTTCCGTTGGTCACGAGAATGCTAGGAGCGTCTGTGCTTCCCAAGGCGTGTATTGTTTCTTTGTAGCCCGTGAGAGTGCCGCTGTTCTTTTCTAGCTTGTCGCTGTTTAGGTTGGTAAAGTTAGCATCGCCTTCTTCAAACGTGAGCTCGCTTCCTTTGCCTATTCTTGTTACTATGGTAGACATTCTATCTCCTGGTTGTTCTAGGGTGAGCCGTGACCCACCCTAGTTGTTGTTTTACGCCAGTGCGATAGAAAGGTTACCGTTGCTTATTTGGAAGGTGTCACCGTTAAGTATCTGCTTGGCAGTGGTCACAGTGCCGTAGAATAGAACGTTGCCGCCAGTAACTGCATCCATAATGGCCACGTGGCTAATAGTGCCTTGGTTGCCGGTTGCAGTAGGGAAAGTAACTGTGGCGTCGTTAAAGGCTGTTCCGTTTGTGCTAGTGCCAAAGCTGATTGATTGGCGTGCGTAACCGGTGCCACTAACTTCGTCTGTGAGTGTGCCTGCTTCTAGGTTGGCAGTTGTGTTGGTTGAAGCATTGGTAAACAATGCAATGCGCACTGTTGGTTGTGTAAATGCTGTGTTGCCCAACGTGTGGTCTAATAGTTTATTCTCTAGGTAATCACTTGCTGCTGACATGGGTTGCTCCTTGGTTGTCTGCTTTGTTTTCGTATTGTATTTATATCTTTTCTTTCAAACGTGATTAATAGTGTTTGAAAGTTTTCTTATGGGCATGTGCCCCATACTGGTCTGCTGTTGGGCAAGGTCCAACTGCTTGCTCCTGTATCAAAACTGTTAGGCTTGCTAGCAATAGTCGGAACACACCAGCCACTAAGATTTTGATTAAATGTCTCAGCATCTCGAAACATATTGCCCATAAAATTTACATTAGCTGTATTCCAGTTAGATATATTACGGTTAAATGCAGAGGCATTGCTAAACATGTTACTCATGTCAGTTACACTTCTAAGATTCCAGTTAGATATATCACCGTTAAATACTAGTGCAACTCCAAACATGTTACTCATGTCAGTTACAATAGATGTATCCCAGTTAGATATATTACCGTTAAATGACTGAGCAGAGAAGAACATTCGATGCATGTCAGTTACATTAAATGTATTCCAGTAGGGCATATCGCCGTTAAATGCTGCCGCGAACTGAAACATTAAGCTCATGTCAGTTACATTAGCTGTATTCCAGAAGGATATATCACCGTTAAAATTAAGTGCACGCCTAAACATGTTACTCATGTTAGTTACATTGCCGGTATCCCACCAGGATATATCACCGTTGAATGACTCAGCAGAGATGAACATCTGCTCCATGTCAGTTACATTAAATGTATTCCAGTAGGGCATATCGCCGTTAAATGATTGAGCAGCTGAAAACATGGAGCTCATGTCGGTTACATTAGATGTATTCCAGTTGTATATATCACCGTTAAAATTAAGTGCACGCCTAAACATGTAACTCATGTTAGTTACACTACTAGTATTCCAGTTAGATATATCACCGTTGAATATAGTTGCATCATTAAACATAAAGTTCATACCAGTTACACTCTTTTCAACATGGTTATCAACTTTGGTTAAATTTGAACATCCACTAAGTGATAAACTAGTTGAATTATGTGTGCCCCACGCTTTTATTTCAGTTATTCCTTCAAGCATTGTGCTACCATATTGAATTCGGTCAAAATTGCCGTCAACTGTAATTTCGTAAATTCCTAAATTAACATATTCGTGGGTTTCTCGAGGCGATTGATCGAGATTTGTGGTCACGGTGGAAGTATTTCCGTCACCCCAATCAATGGTGGCAGTATCTTCCAATGCAAGTAAGGTAATTGCAGCAAACCTATTGTTAGATTGATTGCTATCTAATATAATTCTTGTGTAATCAACAGTTTGTAATGAACTATCTGTGTTCATAACTGCAACTGAATCTCGAATAGTAACCACATTAGCTGTTAATGCCGTATTACAATTAACTTCAGAGCTGAACTGAACGAGAAATCCTGGTTGTATAACAGCAGAAGATGCAGTGAATAAAGATGCTTCTAGTGTTGGAAAATTAAAAGGCTCTGCCTGGAGATTAGTAAGTGATGAAATGTTAGCATTAAATTCCGTAAGATAAATTTCATTTACATCTATAATAAACAAAGAATTCATATTAACTTTAGCAACACGAGCACGTTCATTTAAAGCCAAAAGATCAAACGCCGCAGTTTGTTCACTTTCAAAAGTTCTTAGGAATCCTGTTACGCCGCTGAATGACGCAGTTGCCTCAAGCAGTGACGGCGTTAACTCTGTAGTGTAGTTGGCTTGTGTATCAATTAATGCAACAGCTTCTAGGTTACTAACAAAGCCACGCGTCTTAAAGCGTTCGGCAGCATTGGTTAAGGATACAAAAGAACTAAGTGTGCTGCTGGCCTGTCGACGACGTTCTGTTACCTCTAGGTCAATATTAAATTGTGGTTTTAGTCGACTTTGAAAATTTGTGGCTGTTTTAAAAGTAAACAGCTCTTTGGCAGGCAAGCCAAAAGGCTCAAAGCCCACCGTAGCGTCTCTAATAAAGTCATTTTCCAAAGCAAAAGTGTATGCTACTCCTTCTGCTAGAGGCAGGTTCAAGTCTTCCAAGTCAAAGCTGATGTAAGTGGGCAAACGAACTGTAAGTGAAGATGTTAGTTTAATTGGATCTAGGTCGGGGTCTGTTGGTGCGTATATTGCTTTTGTATTGGCAGTTGATACCGTGGCACCACTTTGGGATTCAAAGTCTCTCAGTCTGCTTAGGTCAGCGGTAACAATAGCTGAGCTTGCTGTTAAGGCAGCGTTGCCAAAATATAGGTCCTCTTGGTCAATAAGAGTTAACTTTTTATCAATTTTAAAACTAGTGAATAATCTTGCTTGTGCTTGTTGTGTTGCCATCTATCTTTTTTCCTTAAACCGTGTCGCTGTATTTTATTGCTGGATTGTCTGAATCAACCTGTCCAACTAGGCTTCCGTTGCTGTCAATTATATTTAACTTACCTGCACCTTTTGTTATTGCAGGACGATCTATTTCAAAGCTAAGAGTTTGTCCACCGTCCGGACGAAACTTTCTTGGTGGGGGTGATGCTGGTCCGCCCTCGCCCGCAACAAGTCCAACTGTTCTAAAGCTGGATAGGCCTGTGTCTGCAATGGTCGTATTACGATCATACTGGTCTTTGAGTGCACCCGACTCAGTTGTAATAAAATAGTCAGTGTTGGGATCCAACATGTTGGTGGGTGTTACTTTTATTGTCTTAGTGCCACCACTATAGCCCAAGTCTCTCATATCAAACGTTTCGTGAATGTAACCTTTTCGACTGTGAATATTAAGAATAGCGGGGGCGTCAGTCTGTATGAACACAGGTTCAAGAAAGTTTAATTGCACATCACTAAGCACACTGACCTTGTCAAGAACGTTGTTACCCCATGGTCTAGAACAAATTTCACATTGTTCAATAAGAGGTGCGTCACCAAGCGGTGGTGGTGTGTTGACCGCAGTGTTAATGGCCAAGCTTAATGATTGATTAGGATAATAGGTGTTTATGACGTCACAAATAGTTTCGTCTTGGGGTTGTCTATCTGTAACAAATGCACCCGCTGGCACTTCAACACGATAGTTACCACCTTCTGGTAGTCCACTTGAGTTGCCCAAAGTAGCTACGTTGCTAGCAATTGTAGCCCCTGCTACTGCTAAGGTCTTGACCACTGTATCGGTAGCAACGTTAAAGATCTGTATGGTGCCAGTGCCCTTGACTACTGGTTCACTAAAGGTCATTACAATATTTTGTCCTGCTAATGCAGTGGTCGTAAAGTCCGGAGTCATAGTTGCTGTCAAACGTGAATAAGTAGGTGACGTAAAATTAGGCACACTTAATGATATTTTAGCAGGCACAGTGTATTCATCAACCGGAGTTGGATTGGTTGTGAAGGTCCACGTGTTCTTGCCAGCAATGGCCACGCTTTCACAATCACAATTGCTTACAATACCTTGGTCCACAAGTATGTAGTAGGTAGAGCCCGAACGTCGAGTGCCAAATGGTATTGATAACACATTGTTGTATACTGTGCAACTGGTTGCAAGTATGCTTTGTTGCAACACATCGTCCGCAGTGTAAAGTGAGATACTTCCTGGACCTAAAATAAGCTGTGAATAATAAGGAATGTCCGGTTGCAGTTCACCATCTATAATCCCACCATCAATAGCTCCAAACTCAATAAAGTAAGGACCTGTTGTGGGAACGCCGCTGGGATCACAGTTTTTAATGGCTTTGTTGGGTGTGCTTAGGGGCAGCAACGCACCAATGCCAATGCTGCACACAATTGGGTCACCGCCTGCTTCACCTGGCTCTGGATCTGGGTCAGGTGGTGGTGGAAAGTCACAAGTGATACAATCGCTAATTACCTGCCACTCGCTAGCTTCAGCATTCCATGCCACGATGTCTTTGTTGTTGACTCCAACAGGCAGCGCTGCAAAATTACTAAAGTCGATGACCACGTTGTTGTCTTCGTCTGTGCTTAGTTCAAAACCACTACCAACAAAGTCAAAACTGTTGCTGTTATTTGTAACTATGGTGCCATTAACCAACGTGGCCAGTTCCGCACTTACTACTAGAGTTCCCTCTGACGCATCACCCACAAGGTCTACGCCCGTAACATCTTTAAAGGTGTCAAATATTACATCAAATAGGCCTGCACCGTCGTTTGCTCCAGCAAACAAGCTGTCAAGACTGCTAAGCAGAGTAAGCACACCCAACGCTGTTGCCAATGCGCCTGTGTTATCCGTTAGCGCTGTGTTTGGGCCAATGGCATCTGTAGTTTGTTGTGGAACAAATACCACTGTTACACTGGGTTCCGAGTAGGGCCCAGTAAGCACATTGTTGATGCCGCGACTTTTAATTACAAATTCGCTTGAAGATATGCTGTCTACTTGAGTTGTAACATTGGTGCCGGGAACATAGGTTTCGTTACCTGTTGGACGCTGTGTGGTTAACAGGGTGTAACTACGTGAACTTTCTGTAGTGTTTACATCATTGCTGATCCAAAATTCAAGTGCTTCCACAACTCCAATTGGGCTAATTGATTCTAGCTGCACTCTTGGACGTGAGTTGCTTTCAAACTTGGTTATTTGTGGTTGACTTGGTGTGCCAATTTGGCCAATGGTTATGATACCGTCCGCATTACTTCTGGTAAAACGTGTGATGTCCTGCACACTGTAAACATCCGCATCATATTCTAGTGCGTTAATGCTTAGACTAATACCGTCGTCGCTTTGGCTTTCGCTTACACTTATAATACGGAATTTTTTGAAACTAAACGCAAGTCTTGCATTGGTTAAAGTTACAATGTCGCCAGCTTTCAATCCCAAGTAACTGTAGTCTACTTGAAACTCAACAACAAGATCCACACGGCTCTGCTTTAGTTCTATAAAGCCTAACAGTTCTGCTTGCACTGGTTCGTTAATAATGTCGTAAGTGATTACCAGTGTGTTGTCTGGTTCGTTTGGGTTGCGTTGGTCTTCTGGTATTTCTATCTTAATAAAGTCGCCACTGTCACGCAGTTCACGATGAGGGAACTCTACCTTAACACTGTTGTAAAGATCAGTTAGACCAGTGCTGCCCACGCTTACGTTGCCTAACACATTTGTGTCATTAAAGCTGGCTCTTGAAAAACCATCTTTGTTAATTATAACACTCCACACACCGGCTTGGGTATCATAACTCAACCATGATGCTGCTGCGCTGCAAATGTTTTCAACATTGCTTAATGAGTTTTCATCAGTGTCAACCAGTCCGTTAATTTGATATCTACTGGGTAAGGTCTGCGCACCTGTGCCTTCGTCATTGTAGGCCACATCGGAGTTGCTGTAGGTATTAAGTGCCAACAGGCTTGCAGTGTCAATGCTGCTGTCGTCAATACCCAACCCATATCTGTTGTTGCTTAGGTAATCGTAAACAACATCGCCGGGTGTGTGCATTTTGTTGGTCACTTGGAATAGTATGTCGCCCAACTCCGTAACGTTCTTGTCACGGCTGTATCTGACCCTAATAATAGCAAATATTAGATCAGTTGCAGGATGTGTTTCTTGTGTCCATTCAGGAAACAATGAGTAGGCGTCGGGAACAACACTTGAATAACCTTGAGGTGTTTGACCAGCAGTGCTATCACCTGCGTAGAGGTAAATTTGGAATAGTCCAGCAATGCTGTTGTCAATTGTTCCGTTGGTGTCTACACTGTAGGCACTGGTGATGCCGTCGCTTTGGAATACAATGCGTTGGTTGTTGCGATAGACATCATTAAATACGTAGCCGCCTGCGCTAGCGCTAAGACTGCCGCCGCTCTTTTCACTAAGTGCAAGTGCATACCACATGGTCTTGTTGTCGTCGCTCATTCGTGCGTCGAATATGTTACCACCAAAGTAAGCTTGCCCATACAACACTGGTATTTTAGCTTGGCTGTCTGGTCTTATTTGCAGTCGAACACCTTGGTCAATGTTGCGTGTGCCGCTTCTATTGCTTTTTATTGCGTTGCTGCTCAGCTTGCTTAGGATAAGTCCAAGGCCTACTGTTCTAATAGCACTGCCAAGAAATCCATCATCGGTAACCACACCAAATGCTGCCTTGCCAAAGCTGGCCAATCCACTAAGAAAACTCATTTAGGTGCTCCAAAGTTAAAGTTAGACTTGGCCAATGCGCTTACTCTACTCATGAGCAGCTGATTTGGGAAGTCAATGTAGTTTGTTCTTCTTCCGTTAACTTTGTTATTTAACAATTCTACAATATTGGTCACGTTGAGTGTGATGGTCACGCTGCCAGTGTCGTCGCCCATGTTGAGGTCATCGTCTATTGAAAAGTTGTTGACAATGCCTTCAAACTTGCCACTTGGATTGCCACTGATGTCTAGCAGGTTGCCTGTGTCCACATCAAACAGTCCACGCTTGATAACAACTTCACTGCCCTTGATACGGTTGTTTAATATTTCAGTTATGTTGTTTACACTGATGCCGCTGATGCTGATGGTTACTTCTTTTGGTGTTGCTCTAAGGTCATCACTTGTGCTGGTAACGTTAAGCAGTCGACCAAGACTCTGATAGGTAACGCCTTCAATTGCAAAGTCCTTATGGTAGTCACTAAAGCTGAGCACTTCATAGTTGGGCACGTCCATCTTGACAAATAGGTTTGATTGAATGCTGGTGTAGCTGCTAAGAAACATACGCATTATAGAGCCTCCGCAAACACAAAGCTTCCGCTCCAAGACACTTGGTTATAACCAAATATGGTCCAGTTTGGTAAGCTTACGCAAATTATACTGAATGTTACATCTGTGCCTATTTTAAGTGTGTAGGTGCCAGCGTTTTCACGAACAGGACGATGCACTGTTATGGTGTTGCTGTTGGCAGGCACATCCTCAATTACTGTGTAGACGCTAGCATTGCCCAACTGGATGTAATCACCTGCCCTAAACTTGAATCCACTGTTGACATTAGCCCCACTGTTAATAGTTAGAGTGTTGCCGCTGGTGTAGACCACTATCACCGTAGAAGTGTTGATAATGTTACCTTGGTAACCAATTACGTAATCCATTCCGGGGTTGTTGATCTTAACAGTGCCCACGGTGGTGCGATCCATGGCTTCAACCTTTTCAATTAGGCCTCGGTTGTCGCTCCATTTAGGACCGTTGGGCAGGGTAACTACAAATTCATAGTTGGCACCGCCTAGACTGGTTGCACGGACAACCCCACTGCGACTAACTGTTTGGGATACCTTCTTGCGCTTGCTGATGCTAATATCTGTTGCGTTGTCAAATACATATTGAAACGACATCTGTTTATCTCCTTGTCTGTGGCATGCTGCGCTTACCACGTTCTGTTACTGCATACAGAAACTCTGGATCACGAGCAATCATTTGTTTAAAGCTGCTTGCATCCACTGCATTAATGTGATAGGTTACGTTGGATCCGCTTGCGCCTGGTGTTACATAAGCAGGACCTTTAACCATTTCCGGACCGCGTTCACCCACAATACCAAACTGTCCTGCAGGAATAGTTCCGCCGTTGCCAAACATACCAGCAAATGCATTAAAGCCAGCCGATATTGCACCACCAATACCACCACCGCCACCAATACCACCTATTACGCCAAATGTGTTAGCAATTAATTGTTGTAGTTGAGCTCGCAGCAGTTGTTCAAGTATGGTGTCTACCAAGTCACCAAATTCAAACTTGCCTGTCTTGACAAATCCTACAATAGCATCTTCTATACCTTGGGTTGAAGTTTCAAATAGTCGTTGGGCAGTTTTAGCAGCATCGCTAGCATTGTCTTTGTATTCATCAAATGCATTCTTCCAACCAGTGCTGAATGCTCTTGCATTTTCATATGATTGCTGTGCCAAAGTTTGTTGAACACGTATGCTTTCGCTAGTTGCAGCATCAATTTCTTTTAAGGCATTGCGTAACGCAGTGGTGTCTGCGCCACTAAACTGTTCTTTTAAACGCGCCTTGGCTGCTTCTGCTGCACGGTTCTCTTGGAGTTCAATTTCCTTAAGTTCTCTGCGTATTCCAGTTAAGCCTTCAAGCTGGGTGTTTTCCTTTGCAGTTTTGCTTCTACCTTGTATTTCAGCTATTTGTTGAGCAAGCCCTTTTCTTAAATCTTCAGTTGCAAGCAGTTGTTCTTGAATATCTAGTTCTGCTTGACGCGCTTCTACCATGCCACGTATGCCTGGAATTGCAATGTTAAATTGTTCTTTAAGAGCAGCAATGGTTTGGTTAAGAATGACCAGTTGCGCCTTGGCTACCTCACCGTTATCTTTTTCCAGTTCACCGCGTCTTGCTATTAGTGGTGCCAGCATTGTTTCAAGGCCAAGTCTTGCTTGGGCAATGGTTTCTTGAATATCTCTTTCGTCTTCGCTTAGTCCAAGCAGTCTAGTTTTTTCTCTATACTGCGCTATGAAAGCATCAGTTGCTAAGTTAAGTGAACTCAGCTGGGCTTTCTGAATTCCCAGCTCTTGACTGCTTATTGAAGCAATGTCTTCCAATAACTTCTTTTTCTTTGCAAGACGATCTAGTTCACGCTCTGCAGCCGCTTCGCCGAGGTTGGCCATCATCCCGTCGACAATATTAGTAAGATCAAAATCCTTAGCTGCGGTTGCTGCATCGCCGTATACCCTTATAAGGTTTTCCACACCGTCTCTAATTGCGTCGGATGCCACAGCAAAGTTATCTGTGGCCATAATGCCTTCCCAATCAATTGAACTTTGTCCGCCTATCTTGGCTACTTCTTTTTCAAACACATCCCCAAGATTAGCAAATGTGTTTTCAAATGCATCATCACCTGCGCTAGCAATAAAATCCCAAATCTCACCAAAGACGCCAACAACACTATCGCCAAATGCCGAAATAAGGTTAAAGCTTGCTACTAGCGATTGGAGCCATATTTTAGGAAGGTCAGTTATACCTACAGTGATCTGCATGAACAACGCACGAAACACGTTAATGGTTTCGTTAATATTGTCTTTGACAACACTCGCAATGTCTCTAAATGTTGGTCCCCATTCCTCCTTAAATTCTTGAAGTTTTAAGACTACAAAATCAAATGCGTCGCCTAATCCTTCTTTAATTGCAACACCTGCTTTGCCAGCAAAGTCAACAATTATACGACCAGTTGCTCTAGTTAGTTCACCAACGGTGGTGGTAGTGTCACCCACTTGAACTAATTCATCTTGAAACACAACTAGGGCTACGCTGGCACCAATAAGAGCGGCCGCAACCGTTAATCCAATGGGACCAAGCGCGGCTAGACCAGCAACTACTCTACCAATAAGAGGAATGCCTCTTCCTATGTCTAACAGCAACACCCCAAATGCTCTAAGAGGAGCAACGGAAGTAAGAAGTGCTATAATTACAAGACGGATGGAAATAGCTATTCCTCTTATATAAGGAATTAAAGCTGTTGACGCCAGCGCAATAAGTAGCACTCTGAAGTCGGAAATAAACTCTGTAACTGTTTTAATACTTTCGGACAAACTTAGTATGGCGTCGCCTGTATCGCCACCCAAACTTCTAGCAAGTTCTTCATTGGCCAACAACACTTCA